TTTAACCCTGAAAACACGAACGAAGTAGAACACGTTCAATTTGGTTCTAAAAGACCACGTTCAATAATGGACGCAATTATAGAAAAACTAAACAATTAATATTAACAATTTAAAAAATTAAAAAATGGCGAATCCAGTAACATCCGGTACTACTTACGCAGGTCAATTTGCAGGTAAGTATATCGCAGCAGCTTTATTAAGCGCACCAACATTAGAGCAAGGTGGAGTAACAATACTTCCAAACGTTGCTTACAAACAAGTATTACAAAAAGTAGCAACAGGAAACATAGTAGCAAACGCAACTTGTGACTTTACAGCTTCAGGAACAGTAACACTAACAGAACGAGTTTTAACAACAGAAGAATTTCAAGTAAACATCCAATTGTGTAAAGCAGACTTACAACAAACTTGGCAAGTAGCAGAAATGGGTTATTCGTCTTTTTCTAAACTTCCGAAGTCTTTTGAAGATTTTGTTATTGCACACGTTTCAGCAAAAGTAGCAGCTAAATTAGAAACTACAATTTGGGCAGGAACTAACGCAACAGCAGGAGAGTTTGACGGATTTAAAACTTTGATGTTAGCAGACTCAGACGTTATTGACGTTTCATCTCCATTGACAACAACTTTAGACGCTACAAACGTAATTGGCGAAATTGGAAGAACAGTAGACGCTATTCCTGCAAGTCTTTACGGAAACGAAGGTTTAAGATTGTATCTTTCACAAAAAATCGTTAAATTGTACGTTCGTGCTTTAGGTGGTTTTGGTGCTTCAGGTTTAGGAGCAAACGGAACAAACACACAAGGAACACAATGGTACACAAACGGAAGTTTATCTTACGACGGTATTCCAATTTTTATGGCTAATGGACTTGGTCAATACAATATGATTGCAACAACAGTTGATAACCTTTATTTTGGTTGCGGACTTTTAAACGATAAAAATATTTGCAAGGTTATTGATTTAGCTGATATTGACGGCTCACAAAATATTCGTGTAATTATGCGTTACAACGGAGCGGTTCAACACGGTATTGGTTCAGACGTAGTTCTTTACGGAGTATAACATTAAATAAAAAGCGTAGACAACTGCGCTTTATTTTATTCATAATTTAAAAACAAAACAAAATGGCTTGTTTATTAACACACGGTAGAGCTGAAGTTTGTAAAGAGTTTGTAGGCGGTATAAAGTCAATTTACTTTATTAACTACGGAGATTTAGGAGCAATTACTTACGGAGCTACAGATGCTTCCGATAAGATTTTAACTATTGCAGGAACTATGAGTTTATATAAGTACGACTTAAAAGGCGCAAATAGTTTCGAGCAAACAGTTACAAGTTCACGTGAAAACGGAACTACATTTGTAGAGCAAACTTTAACTTTTACAATTAAAGGTTTAGATGCAACAACTACAAAACAAATGAAATTACTTGCTTGGGGTCGTCCACACGTAGTAATTAAGACAAACGCAGGAAATTTCTTTTTAGCAGGTTTAGAACACGGAATGGATGTAACTACAGGTTTAATTTCAAACGGTACTGCAATGGGTGACTTAAACGGTTATACTTTGACACTTGTAGGACAAGAAGCAATTCCTGCAAATTTCTTAAATGTTGCTTCACCTTTTGCTGATGCAGATTTAGTAGGTGCAACAAAAGTATTTACAGGTTTAACAACTGCAAATATTATTACTACTTAATACTTAAAAAATTATTTTTAAAGCCGTTCTTCATAGTTCGGCTTTTTTTTTGTTTTGAAAATTGAACAAAAAAACGAATATTTAATTATAACTATATGATAGTATTAACACCTTCAGGAAGTCCACAAACATTTAGTTTTATTCCACGTGACAATACGTTTAATGTTATGGAACTAACAGACGAACAAACAAACGTAACAACAGCGGTAGCGATTACTTCAAGCACTGTTGGGGACTATATAAACACGATTACAGCAACTTTTGGTTTAGTAGAAGGACATTTTTACAATTTAGTTTTAAGAGTAGGCACAACCATTATATACAAAGACCGTGTTTTTTGCACGGCACAATCATTAGTTACATTTTCGGTTAACAATAACCAGTATGTAAGTAATTCCACAACAAACGATTTTATAGTATATGAATAATTTACACGTTTTAAATTTGTCGGCTTATACGTCGCCTGTAGTATCGGAAACAAACCGAGAAAATTGGGTGGACTTTTTAACTGAAGACGGCGCCCAATACTTTCAATTCTTAATTGAACGATATAGCAATTCAACAACAAATAACGCTATTATAAACAACGTAGCGCGATTAATATACGGCAAAGGTTTAAGTGCGTTAGACGCTAATAAAAAGCCAAATGAATACGCTCAAATGATGTCTTTATTTCACAAAGAAGACGTACGTAAAATGGTGTTGGATAGAAAAATGTTCGGGCAATTTGCTATTCAAGTTCACTACAACGACAAGCACGACAAAATATTAAAAGCATATCATATTCCTGTTAATCTTTTACGAGCTGAAAAATGCGACAAAGACGGACAAATAACAGGTTATTACTATTCGGACAATTGGGACGATACTAAAAAGTTTGCACCGATTAGATTTAACGCTTTTGGGTATTCAAAAGAAAAAATAGAAATATTATTTTCTAAACCTTATTCGGTTGGAATGAAATATTACGCATATCCAGACTATCAAGGTGCTGTTCCTTATACACTTTTAGAAGAAGAAATTGCAGACTATTTAATTAACGAAGTTCAAAACGGATTTAGCGGAACTAAAGTTGTAAATTTTAATAACGGAGTTCCAACGGATGAACAACAACAAATAATTTCAAACAAGGTACTTGACAAACTAACAGGAAGTCGTGGACAAAAAGTTATTGTAGCATTTAACAACAACGCAGAAAGCAAAACAACAGTTGAAGACATACCGTTAAACGATGCTCCAGAACACTACACGTATTTAAGCGAAGAATGTTTACGCAAAATAATGTTAGGACACAACATAACTTCACCTTTATTATTTGGTGTTGCTTCAACAAATGGTTTTTCAAGTAACGCAGAAGAACTTAAAAATTCAAGCATACTTTTTGACAATATGGTTATAAGACCGTTCCAAGAAGAACTACTTGACGCGTTCGATAGCATATTAGCTTACAACGGAGTTGCTTTAAAATTATTTTTTAAGACTTTACAACCTTTAGAATTTACGGACTTGGAAAACACGCAGAACGCAGAACAAGTAGCAGAAGAAACAGGAACAGAATTAAGCGCACACACAAACCCTTTAATTGATTTAGGCGAAGAACCACAAGACAATTGGTTACTAATAGATGAAAAACAAGTTGACTACGACACAGACGACGAAGAAAACGAGTTGTTAAGTAAAGAACCAAAACAAAGTTTATTAAGCAAAATTGTTAACTTGGTTTCTACAGGTTCAGCGTTTCCAAATAGCAAAAGTCAACAAGACGAATTAATAGACGGAGTTAAATTTTTTACACGTTATAAGTATGTAGGTGAAATAACTAAAAATAGACGTGAATTTTGTACACAAATGATTTTAGCAAACAAGATTTATAGAAAAGAAGACATTTTAAGAATGGAAACACAAGTTGTTAACGCAGGTTGGGGTCCTAAAGGAACAGACTACTATTCTATTTGGTTGTATAAAGGCGGTGGAAATTGCCACCACCGTTGGAACAAACAAGTTTACGCAAGTTTTGAAGGAACTAACATTGATATAAACAGTCCACGAGCGCGACAAATTGCAGGGCAAAAGGCAGAAAAATACGGATATGTAATTAACAACCCAAAGTTAGTAAGTACACGTCCAATTGATATGCCTAACAAAGGGTTTTTACCTAAAAATAAAAAAGAGAATTAATGGCAGAAGCACTTTTAGTCACACGACAAGACATAGTTAAATTCACTTCGTTAAACGGAAACGTAGACACGGACAATTTTATTCAATATATAAAAATCGCACAAGATACAGACTTGCAAAATTTCACTGGTACGAAGCTCTTAGACAAGATAAAAGCGGACATAATAGCAAATACATTAAGCGGAAATTATTTAACGCTTACAACGACTTATTTAAAGCCAATGCTTATTCACTTGGCTATGAAGTATTATTTGCCGTTTGCTTGTTACACGATTAGTAATAAAGGAGTTTATAAACACAATTCCGAAAATTCAACGAGCGTAGAAAAAAGCGAAATAGACTTTTTAATTGAAAAGGAAACACAAATAGCACAACACTACACACAACGTTTTATTGACTATATAAGTAACAATAATAATTTGTTTCCTGAATACAACACGAATTCAAATAGCGATATGTTTCCAGATACTAATAATAATTATACAGGATGGTACATTTAAAAACTTACAAACCAAAAGAAGTAAACATAGTTAAGTTGAAAACTTATTTAAAAAAATTAGAAAATGTCAAATAAAAACGGTTGGGGTGACGGAGCTTCAAACAATAAAATAGGTTGGGGACAAGGCGCAAATAATTATATTGGTTGGGGTTCTTCGGAATTAGTAAGTTATGAAGGTTTAACAAATATAGTAGGCGCATTTACAACAAAATGGACTACAACTGCTCCAAGTGAAAGTATTGAACTACCTTATACAGCAACAGGAACTTATACAGGGACTATTGATTGGGGTGACGGAAGTACAAGTGTTAATAGTGTAGCGAATAGATTTCACATTTACGCAACAGCAGGAACTTATACAGTTATAATTAGGGGTATTTGCACAGGTTGGGACTTTAACTCAGTTAGTGGCTCAACATATATTACTTCAGTAGTAAATTGGGGACAGCTTCAATTAGGTACTGATAACTCTGGTTATAACTTTGCCTATTGCCCTAACTTAAGATTATCTTCAGTTCAAGGCACTTTAGATTTAACAGGGGTAACTAATTTAGATGGATTGTTTTATCAATGTACTTTTTTAACTTCAGTTAATAATATAAATTCTTGGGACACTTCAGCAATTACAAGTATGGCTGAGATGTTTAGTGTTTGTTCGGTATTTAATCAATCATTGAGTTTTGATACTTCATCAGTTACAAATATGGATAGTATGTTTCGTGGTTGCTCGGCATTTAATCAAGCGTTATCATTTAACACTTCAGCAGTTACAACTATGAATGGTATGTTTTATGGTTGCTCGGCATTTAATCAATCTTTGTCATTTAACACTTCAGCAGTTACAAATATGGCTAATATGTTTATTGATTGTTCGGTATTTAATCAAGCGTTAAGCTTTGATACTTCAGCAGTTACAGATATGTCAAGTATGTTTTATGGTTGCTCGGTATTTAATCAGCCTTTGAGTTTTGACACTTCTTCTGTTGAAGCTATGGGTGAGATGTTTTTTGGTTGTTCGGTGTTTAATCAGCCATTATCATTTAATACTTCAGCAGTTACAGATATGAGAAGAATGTTTCAAGATGCTACAACGTTTAATCAGCCATTAAGTTTTGACACTTCAGTAGTTACATATATGCAAGGTATGTTTGAAAATGCCGATGCATTTAATCAAAACATAGGAACTTGGAACGTAGAAAATGTACAAAACTTTTCAGGTTTTATGTTAGGCAAAACACCTGCAACTTTCTCTACTACTAATCTTAACGCAATCTATAATGGGTGGAGTACACAAGCAGTACAGTCAAGTAGAACTATAACTTTTGGCTCTGCTAAATATACAGCAGCAGCAACAGCAGGTAGGTTAATTTTAACAGGGACTAAATTATGGACTATAACAGACGGAGGACTATAATGAAAAGTAACTATTTAGCAAGTTTATATTTTATAGCAGGTTTTTTAACTTCGTTTTCTTTAATGGTTCAAGGCACCGAACCTTACATTAATTTGGCAGGGGTTACTTTATTTTTATACTTAACTTTTAGTTTAACTGAAGCACTTGAAGACTTATGAAACTACAATTATATTTATTACTTTACACAATTAAAAATTCAGCGTTGAAACTTATAACAATTTGCTTTTCGTTTTTTTTACCTATTAGCGGAATACTTGGACTTTTATTTGTGTTGATATTATCGGACACGGCAACAGGAATTTGGAAAGCAAAACACCAAAAACAAGAAATAACATCACGCAAACTTTCTGCAATAATTTCTAAATTATTACTTTACGAATTAACAGTTATACTTTTTTATTTAATAGATTATTTTATTCTTAACCAAATAATTTTACAATTCTTTTCAGTTCCTTTAATGCTTACAAAAGTTTTAGCGTTGGTACTTGCAAGTATTGAAATAATGTCTATAAACGAAAATTACAAAGTTGTTAAAGGAATAGATTTATGGCAGTCGGCAAAGTTATTATTTGCACGAGCAAAAGAAGTTAAAGACGATTTAAACAAGTTAAAATGAATTTAAGCGCACACGTTACTTTAAAAGAGTTTCAAGCTTCAGGATTAGCAACGTTACGAAACCTTAATAACGAAATGAACGAGTCGCAAATTGCGTCCGCAAAACTTTTGTGTGAAAACGTGTTTGAACCGTTAAGAATTCACTTAAACACACCAATACAAATTAGTTCTGGGTTTCGTTCTTTACAGGTTAATAAAATGATAGGCGGTTCTAAAACTTCACAACATACAAAAGGCGAAGCAATGGACTTACAAATAGGCGCTAAAGGTTTTAATTTTATCAAAGACAAATTAGACTTCGACCAACTTATTTGGGAGTTTGGAAACGATGAAAATCCGTCTTGGGTTCACGTTAGTTATAGTTCTAAAAATCGTAAACAAGTTTTAAAAGCAACTAAAAAAAATGG